TATTGTAAACTTTCAATACGTCTTCGCCATTCACGATAGGTTGTAACACATTTCTCACCAAATGCATCCCCTATCCACATATTTATATTGCTTAAAAAATTAGATACTAGAAAGTCTCTTAACTCTGGATCAGTATACTCTTTTGATAATTTTCTAAAGAAGAATCTTTCTCTTCTTCTATTAAAAGAATCCGGAGATACTTTACATTTACCATTATATTTAAAGTAATCGTAATCTGTAGTAAAATGTAATTTTAGAGCGGTATAGAGACTATAACACTCAAATTCATTCATGGCATTTGAAATAGTGCGGTTACCCAATCAGGAGGTTGTGTTCTAGCAAACACTACCCATCCAATATAAGGCTGTGGTTCTCTGTTTCTAAAATATTGATCTAAAAAATACTTCATTGAGCCACCAGTTGTTAATACATCATCAACAATCATAAGTGGGTGGTCAATATTATGTGTAGCATAATCATTTAAACATTCTGCTATTGCCATACCACCACGAGGAATACCAATAGCTTCTTTAAAAGGTGGACATCTTTCCCATATCATTCTTGCAATACATTGCCACTCTTTTTTATCAAGAGCGTCACATTCTATTTTCCAATTTAAATTATCACCTGAATGCCCAACAAATTCTACTTCTTGAAATAAATGTGTATGTCTGCCTACTCTTTCATTCAATTTCATCCTTCATTTCTTTAACAATTTTAACTGGATCTTCAGCTGCAGTTACAGCTCTACCAACAACAATATAATCTGCTCCTAAACCTTGAGCTTCTTTTGGAGAAGTTGTTCTTACTTGCCCACTATGAAATGGTAACCCATCTGGTGTTTCTACTGTTATACCTGGACAAATATTCAACAATTCATGATCTTTATCACCCCATTCTCTAATTGTTTTAATATCATGAGCGCTACTAATCACCCCAGCAAAATTATATTCATGCATTCTTTTAAGATGTCTTCTCCACATAATGGGTTGCATTTCTTGACATATTTCATACTGTTCTTTATCAGCCCAAGATGTTAAATAAGTTACTCCTAAGAGTTTTATATCATCTTTATATTCAGATATTGCTTTTAGTGCGGCGGGATTATTATATGTACTAACGGTTGCCATAGTAGCTCCGTTTTCTATGAGACTTTCTATTACTGTCTTCATAGTGTTTGGTGTATCCCAGAGCTTAAAATCTACGAATAATTCTAATCCTATTTTATTGGCTATGTCTTTTACGCGTGGCCACATCATATGATTAACTTTAAATCCACTAACGTAATCTACTAACTCACCTGTAAGTTCAAAAGATTTCTCATTTTCTATTGATACTATAATTTCCACCAAATTCCTATTAATATAATTATTATAACAAATAGTTCTAAAGCAAGAAGAGTGTGATACCAAACCCATCTGGTTTCGTAATGTTTATCTCGCTCTAATTCTATTTTTGTCTTACCTTCTTGAATTCGGGGTAGCCAAATATCTTCCCAACTCTCTTTTATTTTTTTAAACATTTATAGGTAACTTAGATGTTGTTGGTATAAAGTTTAATTCTTCTGCTTCTTTACGTAACAGTCTTTTTAAATCTGTAGATATTAACGATGCAACAGTCTCATATTCTAATTTATTTTGCTCACAATAGAATAAAATTGCATCCATTACAGGCATCTTAGCTGACAACTGTTTAACATCTAAATTAAATGTTTCAGGTGTCAACATTTTAATCATTGACTCTTTTTCAATATCAACTTTTTTCGCCATAGTCTCCATCATATTTATGTAGTGCTTCTGCTTTTGCAACAATCAAATGTGCAAATCGAGTATTAGGTTTAACTGTCGTTTCTCCTCCAATATTATACAAAGTAGCACTTGCATAATCTTTGAAACCTGAATCGTAAACTGAACTAATAATTAAAACGCCGTTTCGATTAAAAGTGCTTCTACCAAGTACAATAGCAATCTCACCATCTGCAATTTCTACATTTTGATTAGATTGAATTTCATAACAAATGCCTTGATCGAGAACATAATTACCTTCTTCATCAGGTAATACTTCAATAGACTTTCTATGCTTTTTTGTATTTTCATCCATGTGCATTGGACCACCACCTATTTTAAAAACTCTATTAACTCTAAGGTCAATAGTATTAGGTTGTATCATGGAATCATCGATGTTAGTTACTTCCGTAGAAGCATTTATAGGGTGTATAAACATTATTCTCCAAAATGATAAGGATTTTCTTTCGTTTCAAATTTCCACATTTCTTCTAAAACTCCTGTTCCGTAATCTAACTTCCACATTTTATTTGGAATTACTGGCTCAGAACCTTCAAACTTAGTTGAAGAGAAAGAAGACCCGTCTTTAAATAAAGGGCTAATTTCATTACGAAATATAAACATATCGTTATCATGATTTAACATACAAGCAAATGTACCATCTACTTCACTTAAACTTTCATTTAAAGTTTGATCAAATAGCCATTCGGTATCCCAATCACCTTCGAATTTACCCTCTTTGATAATACCATTATGCCACAAATAAGATTTTTCTTTTTGAGCGGGATGAATAAATCTTCCTGTAGCTAAATCAGTATTATTAACTTCCTTTGATGTAGGAGCTTGTTGATGGACAACACAATAATCCCATTCACCATCTAACGACTCTACATTTAAAGGGCCATATTGTTTTAATTGTGTTTTGAGATGAAAACCGTCACACCCTTCTTCACAATCTTCTTGATGAAGATATGTTGTAACTGAATGAGATTCCTCACCTCTATATCTGTTTAGTTCTATTAACTTTAATAAAACTTCTTTATCTTTACTTGCAGAAATGCTGCACATTAGTCCCCTTTTTTATAATTAGCTTGATAGGGTATTGGATCTGTTTCTTTAATATTTGCGAACGCTTTTATTCTTTCTGAACAAGAAGGACATCTACCACAACTACGCCCTTCATCATCTGGATCGTAACATGTTAAAGTGTGTTCTAATAGATTAAATGTTCCTAACTCTTTACATATTTTCAATTCTTCTGTTTTACTTAGTAATGAAAAAGGAGCAATTATCTTTGTCTTAAATGTTCTATTTAAAGCTGTGATTCCATTAAGTGCATCTACAAAAGATTGACTTGTATCCCAATACCCATATTCATCATGAACTTGAAGACCACAGAATATATATTCTGCTTTTACTACTTCTGCAAATGCACATGCATTACTTAACAGCATCATATTTCTAAATGGTACATATGTTGGAGGTTGAGGGTCACCTAATACATCTTTTATTGTAGGCATCTCAACATCACTGCCAGAAATATTAGCACTTATAGGCTGTACTAAATGTCCAAAATAACCTATATCTAATTGCCTATGTGGTACACCTAACTCTCTACATAGATCTTTAGCTTTCTCACATTCTTTATATTGCTTCTGGCCATAGTTAAAAGTTAAAGCAAATACTTTTTCTGGACCATAATGTCGAGCTAGCATCATTGTTACAATAGAACTATCCATACCACCTGATAGTATAACTGCAACATTTTCTTTAACTTCCGGAAGTTTATTTCTTGCTTCTCTTAAATTCATCATTTAATTCCGTTTTTAGTTTTTCAACATAAACACAGGCATCCATCAATTCTTCTTGTAGATGCTGTAACCATTCAATGGTATTTAAATCAGTTCTATCTGTATTAACACCATATTTTCGCATTCCTCTTTCTTCTCTGTATTTAAAAGAGTCAATTACTTTTTGTACGTTAGAATCTCTCATTGTCGCATTGTTTTACCATGTTGTGAAAATACGTTCCATATTTTTTCAAATTCAGTTTCCATGATACTATACTTACTACATCTCATAGGATTAATATCAATACCTCCTCGTCTAGTATACAAACAAAGTACACCTAGTTCAACCTGTTCAGGAAATAAATCATGTAACCTCTTATAAATGCATTCAGCAATCTCTTCATGAAAATGATTCTCTGTTCTCATTGATACAAGATACTGTAACAAAGTAGCAGGTTCAACTGAATAATCACCTTTAGTATAAATGAAAACATCACCCCAATCAGGTTGATTTGTTACTCTACAATTAGATCTCAAAATATTAGTTGTATATCTATGTTCTGATTTTGGATCAGCCTTGGATATTAAAATATGAGGATTTTCTGCATACTCAGAAAACTTAATATTTTCAAAATCTAATATTTGTTCTAACGTAATATATTTTTTGCTTACTGGAAACTTTTCTCTTCCTTTATCAAACATTGTATGAAAGTGAACTGTAACAGCAGAA